GTCTGTAAACCGCGGTACATCAATGATTGTAAACGGTTGCAGCAGCTTAGACTTTGATGTAAAAGATAGTATTAGCTCTAGCGTAAGCGGGGGTATGCGTCAAAAGACATTAACTAACCTACTAAATTTTAGACCAAACCCATATCAAAGTGCACAAGATTTCAGAGCCAGTATTTATACTGACTTTATCTTAGAAGGTAATATCTTTATATACTTTGATGGTGCGTTTATGTACCACTTACCTGCTGCTAATGTACAAGTTTTACCAGATGAAAAAACATTTGTTAAAGCATATAAGTACAACAACATGCAGGAGTTCAAGCCTACAGAAATTATTCATATCAGAGACACCTGCAGTACCTCAATCTACAGAGGCACTAGCCGTTTAATGTCAGCTAATAGATCCATTGAGATCTTATACAAAATGCAGACATTTCAAGAAAACTTCTTTGATAACGGAGCTATTCCAGGTATTGTGTTGACTTCAGATAACACACTATCACAAGTAGCCAAAGACAAAACAATTCAGAACTGGATTAGAGGTTATAGCCCTAAAAATGGTGCTAAACGCCCAATGATCTTAGACTCCGGTTTAAAACCTTCTAATTTGTTAAACACAAGCTTTCAAGATATGGACTTTGATAACTCAATCAAGTCACACGACGTTAAAATATTAAAGGCACTAGGTGTGCCAAGTATATTACTAGATGGTGGTAATAATGCCAATATCTCTCCTAATATGCGACTATTCTATCTTGAAACTATTATGCCAATTATCAGAAAATATACTTCAGCAATGGAGAGATACTTTGGATACGATATTGAGGCTATTACTTCTAATGTATCAGCTTTACAGCCAGAATTAAAAGATGTAGCAGCGTATAACTCAACACTAGTTAATGGCGGAATTATTTCTGCAAATGAGGCTAGAAAAGAGTTAAGATACGAATCTAAGCCAGGACATGATGATTTAAGAATACCCGCTAATATTGCAGGCTCTGCAGCCAACCCTGCACAAGGTGGTGCCCCTAAACAAACAGATTCGAATGTTTAGGGTTTATATTGAGGAGTAACATGAAAAATAAAGTATTATTTATTAATAGTACTTTTACTAAAGAACTTCCAAAAGCCAGTGATCAAGTAGATTCAATTTACATTGAAGGTTACGCAAGTACCCAAGATGAAGATAGATCAAACGATGTTATTCCTGCATCAGTGTGGGAAGCCGGCATGACAAATTACCTAAAGAATCCAGTTTTATTAGCTTACCATGACCACGATGATCCTATCGGCAGAATGGTAGAACATAAAGTGGATGCCAAAGGGTTATGGATTAAAGCAAGAATTTCAGCAGCAGCTGAGATTTTTAGTTTAGTAAAAGACGGAGTAGTAACCGCTTTTAGTGTTGGATTCAGAGTGATGGACGCTGAATATAATGCAGCAGCAGAAGTATTTCTTATTAAAGAACTTGAATTAATTGAGATTTCAGTTGTTTCAGTTCCTTGCAATCAGGAAACTGTTTTTAGTTTGTCTAAAGCATTTGATAATGCTGATGAGTACAAAAATTTTAAATCGCAGTTTATAGTTGAGAGTGTCGCAGCTAAAGGGCTAGAAACCTCTACAGAAGTAAACAGCAAATCACAAAAGGATGTCGAAATGACCCAAGACGAAATTAATAAGTTGGTGGCTGATGCCGCTAAATCTGCAGCACAAGAAGCTACTAAAGCACTTGTCGCACAACAAAAAGCTGATGCTGAAGCTGAAGTAGCTAAAGCCGCAGTTATTCAAGCTGGTGAGACCGGTGCTGAGAAGTTGATGGCTGAAGTTGAGAAGCGTTTTGCTGATCAAGCTGCTACAACCAAATCAGTTCTAGACGGACTACACGCAGCATTGGCTGAAAAATCAGCTGAAATGGATGCAATCCAAAAATCAAAAATGAACTTTCAAGATGCTAAGCAAGTTGAAATTTCATATGCTGACAAAGAAAAAGCAGTTATTCTTTCACGCATCACAGGTAAGTCAATCAATGATACCAAATTTGGTCGTCAACTAGCAGAAAAAACTGGTGCTCATTTGCCATCAGCAACATGGGAACTTGAAGTTTCTATGGCTATGGAAGCTGAAGTTCGTAGAAAGTTGATCGTTGCTCCATTGCTACGTAATGTTACAATGCAAACCAACGTTATGACGATTCCAGTGAATCCAGAAGCAGGTTACGCAACTTGGGTTACCAATGCTCAATTCGGTTCATCAAATTCTTCAGGTTCAAATGCTACGCATCAACTAAAAGAAATCACTTTGAACGCATATAAAGTTGCTACCAACGAATATATGGCTTACGAAGAAGAAGAAGATTCACTAATTGCTCTAATGCCTATCGTTCGCGATGCTATGGTTCGTAGAACAGCTCGTGCAATCGACAAAGCATTCTTGCTAGGTGCAGGTTCAGGTTCAGATCCAGTTAAAGGCCTTGGCGTTTATGCTGGCGTGTCTTCAACAACTGGTGCAGTTGCTACTCCTAACACAGTTGCTAAACTACGTTCACTACGTAAAGATCTTGGCGCATTAGGTCTCGACCCTAACGAAGTTACTTTCATCGTTAATACCGATACATATTACGATTTGCTAGAAGATACTACATTCCAAACCATGAACCAAGTTGGTGTTCAAGCTACACTATTGACCGGTCAAATCGGTTCAATCGGTAACTCACCAGTTCTAGTTTCAGCAGAACTACCATCAAAAACTTCAGGTACAAACCTAGCAGCAACAACCAGCAACATCGGTGCTCTAGCTGTTTACACACCTAACTTTATCGTTGGTAACCAGCGTGGTCTACGTATGGATACACAAGAACTAGTGGAAACACAACGCAGAGTTCTAGTGGCTAGCCTACGTACTGGTATGACACAAATCTCTACAAACCTAGGTGCTGGTGTTGCAGCTCTACGTTACACAGCTTAATTAAGCTTAAAGATGGGACTTCGGTCCCGTCTTTTATATGTACTGCGTGCAGTGCATATAAAAGATAAAAAGGACAAATTATGGGATTACCTCTAGTTACACGACAGGAATATAAAACCTATCAAGGCATCACCAGTAATAGTAGTGACTCTGTAATTGATGAGTTAATCGTAAAAGTAAGCGAGCTGGTGAAAACTATGTGCCGCAGAACTTTTGTAGACCATGTAGATGACATTAAAGTAGAGTATAATGAAGGCGGATCAAATGCGATCTACTTAGAAGAATACCCCGTGATCTCCATTAGTCAAGTTGAGTATTCTACTGATTATGGTAATAGCTATACTACATTAACTGAGTATACAAACTATGTACTTAGTAAAACTACTAATAGTTTAAGACCTCTATTGATGACTGCACAGTCATATGATGAGACTACCTACAGTGCATACAGCAACTATGGAAATAAAGTAGAACCAATCTTTCCAGAAGCTATTAACGGTTATAGAATCAGTTACACAGCTGGTTATCAAGTGATACCACAAGATTTAAAGTTAGCGATATTAGATATTATTGCTTACTACATCAAAAATGATTCAGCTATTCATACACACAAGTTAGCTAACCCTAATACTATGCAGGTTGAGTATATTTCAAGTACACATTTCCCTGCACATATTAAGCGTATTTTAGACTTGTATACCGCGAATTATAATTAATTATGAGTGTAGCAGAATTCACTCAGACTCTTCAAAGTCAAGTTTATAAGAACTGGATTAATACATTAGATAAAAGTATTATACACAATAGTGTGAAGTCTTTAAGAAGTAGTCAAGAAGTTGCAGATAAAACTTCTTTCTACTTTACAGAAAAGAATCTGAAAGATATGTATAAAACCTTAACAGGTTTAAACATGGAAATACACGATGTGCAAGTATTTATGCAAAATCTTGCAAAACCTAGTTCTAATAAAAAAGGTGCACTAGAGGGTCAATTTATTAAAGTTGCCGGTAGTAATGCAGTATTATTTGAGTCAATTGGATTCGATACTATTAGTAAAAGATTAGTTAAAATCTTTGATGAAGATGGTAATATACAGGAAAGATACAAAAAAGCTGAAGAAGATTACTATGATGCTCAAATTGCTGAACTAAATAAGGATAAAACTTTAAAAGGTAAAGCAAAGCAAAAAGAAATAGATGATATTGCTAAAGAAGCAAAACGTAGAGGTAGCTTTGGTGGGTTTTTTAATAAAGGTCACGTTGTAGGGGTTGCTACAAACTTAGTTAAACATTTTAAAGATGAAGTAGCTGCAACAGATAAGCTAGCTGAAAATCAACGAAATGTTTTAATTCAGGTACTTGATAAGTATATTGATAAACTACAAAAAGACGATCTAGACTCTGCAAACTTACCTGATGCTGTCAATCAAGAACTATATGCTAGTTATATTAAATCTAGTAATAAGTATTTAGTTGAGATACAGTATGGTAGTGAAAATATTGAAGCAGGTAGAGCCAGTATACCTTTTGTAACAGAACTAAGAAAATTATTCTCTGTATCTGAATCTGATCTAGCAAGTATAGTAACTAAATCTCCTGCACTTGGTGAATCATTGCTAACCACAAAAGGCTCACCAAGCTATGTAGACATATTAGTAAAAGAATTAGCTGATATGATGGTAGGTAAAAATTCTACAAAACAAGTATACCAAGTTAAGGATGTCTTAATAGGTAAAAAAACTACTAAGATTCAAAAACCTAAAAAGAATACTCAAAAGATTCAAGAGTTAAAGGGTTTGAAGTCTAAGCTAAAAGCAGTTAAAAAAGACCCTAAACAGTTTGTTGAAGCAACTAAGCCGACTTATAGTTTAGCTAATTTACTAGTACTACTACAAGATAATATACAAAATGTAGTATCAGCTAATATGGGCGATGGTAACGAACGCAATATTTTAAATTACAGAACAGGTAGATTTGCGGCGTCAGTGCAGGTAGAGAGCCTATCAGAGTCTAGACAAGGTATGATTACTGCTTTTTATAGGTATATGAATAACCCTTACGCGACCTTTTCTGAGGGCGGCAGGCAGCAAAATCCAAAAAGCAGAGACCCTAAACTGTTGATTGCAAAATCAATCCGAGAATTAGCAGCCACTGTAGTAGGCAATAGATTAAGGGCTGTACAAGCATGACAAAAAGAACTTCGATATTAAAGGCCATTGTTGAAAAGCTTAAATTAGGCTTAGATGGCAGTCAGTACGAAACTAACATATATAATAATGCATACCCAAAGATTAAATTTTGGGATGAAGTAAATGACTTTCCAAGCATCTATGGTAGCACAGGCTCCGAAACTAGAGACTATCTACCTGGAGGCTTTACCTGGGGATATATTGGCATCTCATTAAAGCTGTACTGTAAGGGAGAGTTCGCCCAAGATCAGCTTGAACAGTTGTTGGAAGATGTAGAGTCAGTAATTGACAAGAATAGAGTGCTGGAGTATGACACCACAAACCATTATGAAACTACTGAAATTTTAGTAGTTTCTATAACTACAGACGAAGGCTTGCTCTATCCCTACGCTGTAGGTGAAATAAACCTTCAGGTTAGATACCAGCTCATGTAACCGTATGGATGATACCAGCACAGATAATAGTCTAGTAAAGTATCTAAGTACTAAATAAAGGAAATAAAATGGCATTAAATCTAGTACGTAATAGTAGAGTATTCTTTACTACAAACGTGGATTCCTCAACTGGTGTTGTAGCCACCACAGGATTCACCTCAGCAAATACCAATGAGATCCAAGTTCTAGACGGATTTACGTTCTCACAAAATACCAATGCTGACACCGTTACCATCTCAGAAGCTGGCGTAGCCCCAGTTCGTGGTCAACGTAGTTTCAACACCAGCTTGGCTCCAGTGGACTTCTCACTGTCAACATATATTCGCCCATTTAACGCAACTGGTTCAATTACTGCTGAAGAATCAGTATTATGGAACGCACTGTTAAGTGTGAATGCAATTTCAACAGCTAATACCGTTACAGTTGGTGGTACAATCTCAGGTGCTACGTATGCATTCTTAGGTGGTGATGGTACAATTACCCTAGCAGGTACAAGCTTAACATATAGTGGCTTAGCAGTTGGTGATGTGGTTGTGATCTCTGGTCTATCACACGCAACTGACGGTGTGATCTTAAATAACTCAGCTAAAGTAACCGCATTGAGTGGCACAGCGATTGCCTTAGAATTGACAACACCAAAAGCAGCTGGTGCAGCGATTACTTCAATTACTGTAGGTACTGTTAAATTGTACAAATCAGCATGGGCTCCAGTAACATCAACTTACTCAGTGGCTTCAACAGGTGGTTCAAACGCCAACCAGCTACAAAAGTTCGGTATGATCTTTATTGTTGATAACGTTACCTACGTGGTTGATAACTGCGCGATGAATCAGGTAACTATCGATTTTGGTTTAGATGCAATTGCAACTGCAGCTTGGACAGGTCAAGGTACAGCGTTGAAGCAGTCAACAGTAATTAATGCAGCAGCACTAGCTTCAGCAACTGCTAAAAATACAGCTGCTCAATTTATT